AGATAGACAACCTAAAAGCACAAAGACGTGCTACGGACCAGGACACCATACTCAAGACCATCAACTCAGATTTCCAAAAGGAATTCCTAGAACAACGCAATTTCGGTCTTGGTATGAAAAACTACTGGGGAAACTTCATTTCACAATCGAAGGAACTCCAGGAGAGACGCAAAGCGTCAATCATGTCTAAGGACAAATTCGAGGACTTCACCTTCGAAGGTATGCAGTTAAAAAATCGGCTTGCCGATCAAAACCTAAAAAACTTGGCTTCGGAGAATGCCAGGATAATAGCTGACACAAACTTAAAACAGAATATGTCTGACTGGCTCGGTCCCCAGGCTATAGCCCGGATCGTTACAGGCGGAATGGGTGCGTTAGGAGGATTGGTTAAATCAGCTCGCGGATTAGGTAGAGCTACCCAGGGAACATTCAAAGGAGTGACAAAATCTGCACCGATGAAAGACTGGCAACGCAAGGCCCTGATAAATCGTGGACGACAACTAGGTAAAAAATGACAAAAAAGCCGAAAAACGGAAAAAATGACATGGCCCTAGAATTGCCTATAAGGCACGATCTCTATGTCCCCCAACGTCTAGTATGGACGAATTGGGAGGGCTTACTAGGCCCCTTAGAATGCGAAAAAAGGGCACGTCAAAATTTAGACTCGTCTAAAAAACCGTAAAAAACAAAGTTAAAAATTTCTATCAGAAAACCTAACAAAATGAAAAATAAATCACCACCTGAAAAAATTCTCGCTTGCGCAAACGCACAACGGAAACAAACGCTGGGCGGGAGCGATCAGCGACCCCCAGGTAAGACTTTAGACACCTTACCTCAAAAAGCCTGTATTGGCTTATTCAAAAATTATCACATATCAAAAAAACAACTACAACTATGGCCTTCAGAAAATCAAAACGCAAAGGACGCGCTGGAAAAAAACGCTCGTTTGCAAAACGTGGCGGTAAGCGCAAAAGTCAAACCGTCGTAATCTCCAGGGGAGGTATACGACTATGAAAAAATGGAATGTTATACACCGGTATGGCTCCACACTGAACAACAATTTGTTCCCTGTGGAAACTGTAATTTCTGCCTTCAGTCCAAAAGAATGGACTGGAGCTTTAGACTACAGAGAGAACAAAAAAGTAGTACGTCATCAAACTTTATAACGCTAACGTATGCAGATGAATATATTCCAATCAACCCAGCCGTCAACCGGCCCACCCTCGATAAAAGTGATCTACAAAAATTTTTCAAGCGACTGCGAAAAATTAATGAGCGCTATCGAGCAAAAAAGGCAAAGCGTATTAGATACTACGCTATCGGAGAATATGGTACAGAGACGCAAAGACCTCATTATCATGTTATCCTCTTTAATGCACAAAGAAAAACTCTTGAAAGACTGGATCGCACTTGGCCGATCGGTCAAATACATAAAGGAAGAGTTACACCAGCTTCAATCGGTTATGTTGCGGGCTATACAATTAACCGCTTCAACACTTATGGAAAGCTGGCAAAGCCATTTGCTACAATGTCCCGACGCCCAGGGATCGGACACGACTATCTTAAACACAATGCACTATACCATGCCGGCGGGGAACCCGCCGATCACAAATGGTACATCGTGGACGATGGAGTTAGGAGACGATTACCACGTTATTACGCGGATAAACTCTTTTCAGGATCAGACAAAAGATACCACAAGGATGAGCTGGCTCCTCTCCTCTTTGACAGAAAGGAGGCCGAGCTCGCCAGGCTAAAAAGCTATTCTAATGATCCGCTTAATTATTACGAACAGTGTCGTACTTATAAGCACGAATTAATTTATACTCTAAACAAAAAAGACAAGCTCTAATGAAATTCTTCGATCAAAAAGTCAAAATCAATGGCCCAAAAAAATCGAAATTCGATTTAAGCCATGAGAGAAAATTCTCCTTCAACATGGGAGAACTTATTCCAATACTATGCCAGGACGTAATGCCTGGCGATAACTTCCGTGTATCAACGGAGCAAATGATGAGGCTAGCGCCTATGATAGCCCCAATGATGCATCGTGTAAACGTCTATATGCATTACTTCTTCGTACCAAACAGACTTGTTTGGGATCAATGGGAAGAATTCATAACGGGCGGAGCTGTAGGATCTGTCCCGCCCGTATTCCCGACGGTAAAAGTCGGACTAAATACTGGTACGGGTCCCATCACACCAGGGCTTGGCTCCTGGTGGAATGAAGGCGGTCTAGCCGATTATATGGGTGTGCCTACCTGGACAAATCCAGGAACAGCGGATGCTTTAAACCCAAAGGAAATATCTGCGCTACCTTTCAGAGCTTATCAGCTCATATATCAGGAATACTTCAGAGATGAGGATCTCTCTCCTGTAGCGCCACCACAAAGAGGCTCTGGTCCAACACCAGCTGGATCTTATACTGGAATTATGGGAATTCAAATGCGCTCCTGGGAAAAAGATTACGGTACATCCGCGCGCCCCTGGGCGCAAAAGGGCGGATCTGTGGGAATTCCCTTTACCTACAAAGACCAAACAGAGGTACATATGTCTGGACCAGGGAGCGGGTTCTCGCCTACTGGAAACACCTTGAGCATAAATAATGTGGTTCCTGGTATATTGGAAACAAATCTCGCCGGCGTTCCTACTGCCGGCGCACGTATAGAAAACATCGAGGCTTTAGCCTCAATAAACGAACTAAGAGAAGCAAATGCACTACAGAGATTCCTTGAAAAACTTGCTAGAGCAGGTAACCGCTACATCGAATATATCAAAGTCATCTTTGGAGAGACTTCAAGCGATTCTAGACTCCAACGGCCAGAATATCTGGGAGGTGGACGCTCTCCGATTGTCATTAGCGAGGTGCTATCTACGTTCGACGATACCGCCGGAGGTAATCCCCAGGGTACAATGTCAGGTCATGGTATCGCTGTTGGTAACACTTCAGGTTTCTCGCGTTCGTTCAATGAGCATGGTTATGTAATCGGGCTTATATCCGTATTACCCAGGACTGGTTATCAACAGGGCCTGGACAAACACTTCTCACGCTTCGATCAATTTGATTTCCCTATCCCTGACTTCGCACATCTGGGCGAGCAGGAAGTTAAAAACAAGGAAATCTACTTGGACGTAAATGAAGCGGTGGATGAGAATGAGGCTACCTTTGGTTATCAATCCAGGTATGCTGAATGTAAATTCAAAAACAATACATCGCATGGAGACTTCAGAACTAATCTTGCCTTCTGGCACATGGATCGGATCTTTGCAACCAGGCCGCACTTAAATAGCGCCTATGTTGCTTCAGATCCAACAACGCGAATCTTCGCAATTACGGACCCTAATCAGGATCATCTATGGTGCCAGTTGCACCATAGCATTAGTGCTATTCGTCCGTTGCCATACCACGGTACAGCTGCACTTTAACAATCAAACAATTATCAATTATGAAAACAGAAAAAAACAATCTTCAAACAAAAACGTGGCCCGTAAGAGGCCACAACACTTTCAGACTCCAGCTCAAAGACGTGGAACGCCCTACAGGGCGTTCCATGACTATTCAAGACGACGCTTACAGCGTTCGCGACATCATGGAAAAATTCACCATACAAGGTGAAAGCTGGGAACAGAGACAAGGTCTATACCAGGACGAGGTATCTCACGAGTCCCAGGATCTACGCCAGGTCATAGCAATGGACCTGGTGGACAGGGACGAACTACTCAGTACGGCCCAAATACAGGCTCACCAAGCCTCTAAAAAATTAGCCGAGTATAAACGGCTAATAGATGAAGAAAACGCCTTAAAAGTCAAGGAACAGGCCGAAAAAGACCTACAAAAAGGGAGCGATGAGAGCTCACAGGAGCGACCCAAAAGCAGGTCAATAAAGGCCAAAAACGAAGACGATTAAAAAGGCGTCAAAAAGCATATACACTACTTGATAGTATATGCTGACTGACACCATCAGTCAAAAAAAGTTAATTAACTAATAATCAATAACTTGCAAAACAAAAAATATGGCAGAACAACCAGCACAACCGCAAAGCTTTGGGCAGAGTCTTGTATCAGGAATAGGAGGATCTATTCCCTTCGTAGGATCTATCATACAGAGTGCCATCAATGCCGGTCAACAACGTAAGAACCAGGAGAGGCAAAACCAGGCAAATCTGGAATTGTCCAGGTATCAATACTCCCAGGATCTAAACATGTGGAATAAAGGCAACGAATACAATGCACCGCAGGCGCAAATGGAACGGCTAAAAGCAGCCGGACTAAATCCAAATCTTGTATACGGATCTGGAGCCGTGGCGGGTCAATCCGCTCAACAGCTCCCAAA